TGACGATCATTTTTTGGTTATTGTTTATTGGATTTTGGATTACATGAAACTTGAAAAGATTTATCTTGATATGGACGGTGTGTTGAGCGATTTCAACAAGCGTTATAGTGAGTTGTTTAATCTAGACGCCAGTAAGGTTAAGAAGAAAGACTGGTCGAAAAACTGGGATGCCTTCATCGATCAGAACAGTTTTGCTATGCTAGAGTGGCATCCAGAAGGCAAGGAACTGTACACTGGCGTTGTTGCTTACGCTAAACAGAATAACATTTCAATTGAAATTCTTACGTCAGCTGGCGGAGATCATAGGATCGATGATATTGCCCACCAGAAGCGTAAGTGGCTAGTGGACCAAAAGATTGGTCATCGAATGAACGTTGTTCCTGGAAAAAGGTTTAAGAAGAATTTTGCCGACAAAAGTACAATCATCATTGACGACACTCCAAGTGTAATTGTACAGTTTCGTGAAGCTGGTGGAAACGCAATTCACCATACTGGTGATGCAAAGAAAACTCTAGAGGCATTGTTAAGCGAGAATTATGAAAGTTAATATTGGCCCATACAAAAACTGGTTCGGTCCTTACCAACTCGCAGATGCTCTTTGCTTTTGGGTTCCTAAGAAGCAAGACGAATATGGTTATGAGAGTAAACCAGAATGGGTGCACAAGTTTGGTGACTTCCTTGCTTATGGATTCATTAAGCGACCCGATGCTTTCATGCGCAATAATGCAGACGAAACTTGGCTTTACAAGTTCCTTTCTTGGATAGACTCAAAGAAAAATCGCAAGGTCAAAATTCATATTGACAATTATGACGTATGGAATATGAACAGCACTCTTGCAATGATCATTCTTCCGATGTTGAAGATTCTCCAAGAGAAGAAGCAGGGTGCTGGATTTGTGGATGATAAGGATGTACCGAAGGAACTCCGCAGCACCAGTGCACCACCGAAAGAAAACGACTGGGACGCCGATGAAAATCACTTCAAGCGTTGGGATTGGGTTCTTAGTGAAATGATCTGGGCGTTTGAGCAGCTCAATGACGAGAATAATGATGATCAGTTCTTTACTGGTGAGTCTGATTATTACATGGGACCCGCAGACGAAAAAGGATTTCGTCAAATGCTTGAGGGACCAAACCATACTAGAAAGTATGACGCCAAGGCGCACCAGAAACATCAGAAGCGTATCACTAATGGTCTGATGTTGTTCGGTAAGTATTACCAGAATTTGTGGGACTAAATAAACAGCTATTGAAACACTGCAGGAAACTCCAATGCTACCAGAATTGAGAATCTACACAACTCCAGAAGATATTAAGTACATTCTGTTCGAACAACCAGAAGTCATCTCAGACGAAATTCGCAATCGTGGTGTTTGGAATGAGCCATGTTTAGATCTTTGCAATAAGGTCCTCTCCAAGAGTTCTGGTGGTAGAGTTATTGATATTGGTGCAGGGTTTGGAACATTCTCAGTCCCACTTGCTCTCAAGCATGGCGAGAGATTTATCTTTTCTGCATTTGAGCCGTTGAATACTATCAATCAGCAGTTAAATGCGAATATTCTTCTGAACAATATAGATAATATTCGTGCATATCCATTCGGTCTCGGCGATAAGAACACTCTTGTTGACGCACCAGTCCTTGATGTGCGCCATTCTTCCAATCATGGCTCATATTCTTTTGATGTAAAGACCAACGTTGCGCGTAATATGCCAAACAGCGGTAACAATGAAGTCTATGAGTTCCGCACACTAGACAGTTTCCGTTTCGCTGGTGTCAAACTAGTAAAGATTTCTGCGCCAGGAATGGAACTCGCAGTCCTTCAGGGTGCTGCTGAGACATTGGCGCAAAGTGATTGGCCACCAGTTATATTTGAATCGTGGTCGATGGAATGGTATAAGGAAGAGCGCGCAAAGGTTCTAGACTTCTTTGCATCTCGTGGATATGAGCACTATGTCATGATTGGTGAACATATCATGGCATTTAAGACAAAGGCTCAACACGACTTTGCAATCAACGAAAGTCCAGCTGCGGAAATCGGTTCATTCACAATTTCTGAGCAGTCTCACGACATTAGTTCTGTTCTACAAAATCAAGCAGCATTGAAGTGATTTGTGAAAGTATCTGTAATTACACCAACTACTGGTAACCCATTCCTAAAAGAATGCATTGAATCCGTTCGTGCACAGACCTATAAGAACATCGAACATATTGTAGTGATCGATGGAAAGAATAGGTGGGCTAATTGCGAATCTATTTTATATGATGCAGCTTTTCCGAGAGGGGAGAACAGTAATGATTTCGTCATTCAATTACCATATGCTACAGGCACTGATCGGTATAACGGTCATCGTATCTACGGTGGTGTTACTTATTTCGCAAGTGGTGATTTTCATCTTTGGCTAGACGATGATAATGTTCTAGAGCCCAACCATATTGAGTCACTTGTCAAACTTGTACAAGAAAAAGATCTACACTGGGCATATTCACTGCGTAAGATTATTGACAAGGATAGCAACGTTCTGTGTTTAGACGATTGCGAGTCATTGGGTATGTGGGCTAGTATTCTTAACCCACAAGACTATTTCGTTGACGTCAATTGTTATTTCGTCAAGAAAGATGTTGCTGTTCAACTATCTCCTGTCTGGTATCGTAAGTTCCGCGAGCCAGGTCAGATGGAAATCGACCGTGCTATTGCGCATGTGCTCATGAACAATAACCTAAAGTTTGACTGCACTAGGGATTATACGGTAAAATACAGAGTCGGAAATACAGGTTTATCAGTACAAGCAGAGTTCTTCCTTCGAGGGAATGAAGCAATGTTGCAACGTCATAATGGGAAGTTACCATGGAAAAAGTAAGAAATCTTTTGTATAGGGATTATGATCCATACAGTTTTACTGGAGATCTTCTCCCACTAGACGCGCAAGGATTCAATTCAGAGTCTGCAGTTTTCCTGAAACTGCTAGAAATTGAACCTAAATTGATTATTGAAGTTGGTACTTGGAAGGGTGCTTCTGCCATTCACATGGCAAATATCCTTAAAGAAAACTACACCAACTTCGAAATTGTTTGCGTTGATACGTGGCTTGGTAGCGTAGAGCATTGGACTAATGAAGACTATCACAGGAATATGAGTAATGGTCGCCCTAATCTTTATGACCAGTTCCGTTCTAATATTGTGCATCTTGGGTTAACTGATTACATTACTCCATTCCCGATTGATTCAATCAATGCGTGTGAATGGTTCAGGGCGAAACAGCTTTCGGCAGATGCAATCTATATTGATGCTGGGCATGACTATAATTCGGTGCGCATGGATCTCATGAATTGGGCATATGTCTTGCGTCCAGGTGGATATATGTTCGGCGATGATTGGTTCCATCAGCCTATTAAGGATGCTGTTGCTGATACGTTCGGCGACAAAGTGATTGAATTGAGTAATGACAAATATCTATGGATAAAATAATATGAAAAACCCTTGTATTGCTTCTATCTTCATGAAGAATATCGACCCTAATGCCGTTCAATTGCAGAAATCGGTCGTAGAAAAATTCAATAAGTCTAAAATTGTTCACTACCAAGTCCTGAGTGAAGCCCCTCCTGGCTATACCATGGACAAGCTAGTTGATATGCTAGAAAGCAGAGGACATGATGCAATCATGTTCTTGGATATTGATTGTCTGCCATTAAATGATTCTGCGATAGATTATTTCTTCGAGCAAGCATACGCTGGTAAGGTGATTGGTGATGCTCAACGCTCGAATCACATCCAGAACAATCAGCATGTGTTCTGTGCGCCACATAATATCACATTCACCATTGCTGATTATCGCAAACTTGGTAATCCTTCTTTCATGCCTAATTATCGCGGGGATGTCTCTGAAGAGTTGACTTTTAGAGCAGAAGAAGGTAATATACCTGTAGAGATTATAATGCCGCTGCGGCATGACGCTCCGCCTATCCGCATGGAATGGGAATCGAAGGATGCTCCACCATATTGGGATCTTGCTGATGGTATGCCAAAGTATGGTATTGGTACAACTTTTGGTCATACTGATGAAAGCGGCGCAGCTTCAGATCTGTTCTGGCATATGTACCAGAGTTTCTATCCAGGACAGAATGAACGTTTTATCAAGAAATGTGAAGAGGTTTTGAGTGGCTGATCCAACATTATTAGACTTGTGCCGATCTGAACGTTATATCACCGACAAGTATTATCGACCCAATGGAGTCGATTGGAATGCGCGAATTACCAAAGGTGCTGGTCATTCCTACGTCGAGCAATTTTACGAGAAACATCTCGCATTCCGTAGATATACCGCAAAGAATGTTCTAGAAATCGGAACATACTATGGTGGCTCCACGATTCTTTGGAGAGACTATTTCCCCAATGCAACTGTGATTGGCGCAGATATTAACTATACATCAAATCTCGCGAATCAAAATAGGATCGTGCAAATCATAGGCGATTCTTATTTGCAAGAAAATATTGACCTGTATAAAGATGGATACTTCGATGTTATCATCGACGATGGTTCACATTTGCTCCCGCATATGGAAATCTTTATTCAGAAGTACCCGCAGAAGTTGAAGTCGGATGGAATTCTTGTTGTTGAAGATATTGACAACATTGAATGGGCAAATAAGTTGTTCAGCTTGATTCCAGATGATCTAAAGAATTTTGCAACCCTTTACGACCTGCGAGAAGTAAATGGGCGTTATGATGATATCGCAATTGTAATTGACAGAGGTTAATATATGGCTAATCGTTCAGATTTTTTTAGTTCGAAACTTCCACGCTATTATAAGAAGATGATTGCGCTTGGTGAGATGGCTGGTCACTATCATAGTGCTGGTGCAAAGCAGTGGCGTAAGGCATTTGTAAGTGCCCATGCAACTCATCTGGAATTTAAGATGAAGCGCAATGTAGTTGAAAATCGAGATTCATCTACTGGTGAATAATGCATTCATTATCAGAACTCAAGCAATACCTTGAGTCTAAACAAATATTTGTCAAGAGTTATAACGGTTGGCAATTAGTTGTAGGGAATGAAACTTGGGGGATGGTTAATGACGTAATTTATTGCGGTAAGGAACCAGTCCATAAGAAACAAATTTTAAATCAGGCACAAAAGTGCATAGAAGAGGATAGAAAAAATGGCAGAGATCAAGGCAGTAAAGCTAGGAAGTGGCGAGGAATTAGTTGTCGAAATTTTGTCGGAGACGGAAACGACGATTGAATTCAAGAATCCTGTTGCTTGCGTAATGCAGCGTACTGAAAAGGGACCAATGCTTGGCTTTATGCCATGGATGCAGGCAGCTGATGGTCCGTTCACAGTTAATCGTGACAAGATTATTACTATCGCAAATGTTGCCGATGAAGTGAAAAACGGGTATAATAATATCTTCGGGGCAGGAATTGTCGTGCCTCCAAAGCAATTGATCACGGGGTAATCCTTGAGCGATTTTTATACCAATGTTGCGGTCTCAGGCAAGTTCATTCTTCTGAGGTCAGTTGAGAATGATAGAAGGGTCAGGAGGAAGATTGAATACAGCCCGACCTTCTATCTTTCATCACAAGAGAAGTCAGAGTTCAAAACTCTTGCTGGTGATTATGTAAAGCCGATTCAGCCAGGAACAATTTCTGACTGTCGCGAGTTCCTCGAGAGGTACGAGAGTGTCGATAATTTCCCTGTGTATGGCAATAATCGGTATGAGTATGCTTTTATTGCTGATGACTACCCTGATGATGTGTTGTGGGATATTAGCAAGATTAGCATTGCTTATATCGACATTGAAGTTGGATCCGAAAATGGATTCCCAGAACCACGTGATGCAAACGAGCAAATCACAGCTATCACTGTCAAACTCAAAGGTAATTATTTTGTGTTTGGTTGCGGTGATTATAGCAAGCACCGCGACGACGTGCAC